GACCTAATCCGTACAGCAGTGGATGCAAACGGTGACTTTATCTTCCGTGAGCTTAACGCTAACGGCGAACTGGTTATCAGCACTATCGATGATGCGACAGGCCAATTGATCGAGTCTAATAAGTTTAACGCTGATTTGTTAACTACAGACTTTGATTCACGCTTCAACTCTACAGAAGAATTCCTACAAGCGATTGATAGCTCCATCAAACAAGTTGGTGGTGATATTGATCAAGGCTTACTCGGAATGGCTTCGGGCCTTGAGGAAGGCTTTGCTACTCGATTTGACGAGCTTAGTGATCAAGAACGTGAAGGCAGGAAAGAATTCAACACCCGCCTGTTACAAGTTCGAGCATTACTCGAAGAAGATGTAGCTGACCTCGATGATGGCCTACGAGGACGTATGACAGCCCTAAGTAAATCATTTGATGGTGAAGGAAGACTAATCCAGAACGCCATCGATGCGAATGGCAATATGATCAAACGTACTATCGATGACAGTGGCAATTTGGTTCTAAGTACATACAGCCGTATGAACGGAGCCCTTCTTGACCAACAGGCATTAGACATTAACCGTCTGATGAAACAGATAGCAGACCGACGAATTAGTCAAGGTTCTAACGCAAACATGGGAGGTCAGAGTCCCACAGCAGGAGCCCCGGCACCCGCATCGGTATATAGCGGTTTTGCCTCGCCTTATGCCCAAACCTATTCCTAGGGGGGCACTATGGACGAAAACCAGCGTCTCAGTCGCATTGAGGCTAAACTAGATAAACTATCTGATGCAGTTGTAGCCCTAGCTAGAATGGAAGAGAGGATGGTTACGTTGTTCAATCGCATGAACAAATACGAAGAAAAGCAGGACGAGTTGGAGGAAAAGGTGGTCGATATTGCTAACCGCGTATCGACTGATGGACAAACATTACGCTTTGCGGAGCGTTTATTTTGGATCGCCGCATCAGCCGGTGTTTCATATTTATTTTGGATTGTAAGATGACCCCAACCACTGTATCTCAAAACGGTATCAACCTAGTTAAAAAATTTGAAGGCTTGCATAAAGTCACCGAAGAAGGTGATGTACGAGCCTATCGCTGTCCGGCGGGACGATGGACTATCGGTTATGGACATTGCAAGGGCGTTAAGTCCGGTATGCGTGTCTCTAAAGAAGAGTGCGTCAAACTGCTAACAGAGGATCTGAATGATGCTGGCGCTATTGTTAAGCGTTATGTGAATGTTCCTCTATCTCAGCAACAATTCGATGCCTTAGTATCCTTCGTGTTTAATATCGGAGGTGGTGCTAACTTCCAGAACTCCACGCTTCTCAAGAAGCTAAACCAAGGCCTGTATGACGAAGTACCAGAGCAAATCATGCGCTGGAATAAGGCAAGGGTAGACGGTAACTTAAAGCCACTCAGAGGGCTCACAAGACGCCGTACCGCAGAGGCGGCACTGTTCTCTATGAACACTCCTCTTGCGGACGAAGGTGGTGATCTAATGGCCCAGAAGCCTGAACAGACTGCACCAAAACCTTTGAAGAAATCTAAAACACTAGCAGGGGCCGGGTTAGCTGGCGGTGCTGGTATCGCTACTGAGATTGCGGGGCAATTACAGCCCTTAGTAGGTTACTCAGAGTCGATTAAATACATTTTCTTGGCCGCGTCCTTGGCCGGTGTAGCTCTAGTCACCTACGCTAGAATGAAGGACAACAAAGAAGGTGTTCGTTAATGAGTTTATTGAAAAATATTAATGCCCGTAAGAAGGCAGGGACAAGTCGCTCTAAGAGCAAAAGCACTATCAGCCCTAAGAAGTACAAAGATCTTCAGGCCGGTAAAATGTCCAAAGGCGGATACTCTAAAAAGAAGAAGAAATAATGTTCGGAATTTTTAGCAAAATTAAAATCATAGTGGCCGGTATTGTGGCCGCTTTATTACCCATCCTTTACATCATCGGCCGTAGAGACGGAGCTAAAGTTGAAGAGGTTAAGCAAGTCAAAGCCTCTGCAAAAGCGGCGGAAAACCGGGCCGAATTTTACAAGGAGATGGAGACAACTAATAATGAAATTGAAAGCAATAAGCCTCGTACTAGGGATGACCTTACTGACCGCTTGCGCGACAACGGTCTATAAAACTGAAGTAGAAGTCTACTGCCCCTCAATTAAAACTTATTCAGAGGCTTTTAATAATCGTCTAGCAGACGAAATTGAAGATCTACCCGCTGATAGCCAAGCTATCTCAGAGGCCATTTCCAATTACATCGTTCTCAGAGACAAGATTCGAGCATGTGACGAGCAAGCCGAAGAATTGAAGAGAAAACAAAACAATGAGTGAAACTACCCAAGTAAAACCTGCGATAATTGGTAATCCTAATGCTGTACCGGAAGATATGAGTATAGCGCAGGATACTACTACCGTTATGCCCGGGGGCCCTAGTGGGGGTCAGGGCGCGGTTACTAATGGTAACACCGGGACGGAGGCAAATACCCCGGCCGGTAACTTCGCGGTTAACAACTCTTCTGTAGCCAGTAATTCAGATTACGTTGGTAACACCAATGTTACTGATATGACCACTAGCATTGCTAACGATACAAGCGCATTTATTGATGGACAGGGCGCTAATTTATCGGATCAAGTACCTGATATCGACCCTAATGAAGAAGGAACTAATCTAGATGGTAGTGACTATAACATGGATGCTGACGGCCTTAATCAGGCTGTAGCAACAGGAGCCGTAGACACGGCGTCCCGAGTAGTACCCCCAAGTTCAGCAAGCACATATGATGCGGCTACTACATCAGATCAGGTAGCAAACAATCTGGCTGATGCCGCTACGATGGAAACAAACGAAGATGCTATCGTAGACCCAGAAGGCATCGTCTTAGACCAGCAAGGATTAGCGACAGGAGTTAACGAAGACGGATCTGTTAACGAGACAGGCCTAGCACTTAATTCATTTGCCCACCAAAACATCAGTAACGTAATTGATACCAGTACAGTCGCGGGTAAATTACTTGCCCAGTCTCTTGGAGAAGGAAACTACCTAGATTCTAAGGCTACAGTAAAAGGCCAATTAGAAATTCTAACCGGGGAGTTTGTAGACCCGGTAACAGGTGAGCCCAAAATACCTACATGGGCCGCTGGCATAGCGCGTAACGTATCGCGTTCTATTGCGTTTAAAGGCATTACAGGTACGGCCGCAACCGGTGCATTAGCACAGGCTATGATTGAGGCGACTCTGCCTATCGCTCAAGCGGACAGTCAGTTCTACCAAACACTGACAGTAAAGAATTTAGATAACAAACAACAGATGATCATCAACAAGGCTAATGTCTTGTCGAAGATGGAACTAGCTAACTTAGATGTTCGTACCTCCTTGGCAGTTAACAACGCTAAGACGTTTATGCAGTACGACATGGCTAACCTAGCTAACGAACAACAGACTGCGATCATTAACTCACAGTCAATGGTTCAATCAATTTTAGAAGATGCGAACCAAACAAACGTAGCACGTCGGTTTAACTCCGAACAACAGAACGAGATGGATAAGTTTTACGACAATCTCGGCGCACAGATAGACATGTACAACACTGGGCAAGTTAACCAGATGAGCATGTTTAATGCTGGTGAGCGTAACGACATGAGTCAATTTAACGCCCAGCTAGAAAATAGCAGAGAACAATTCTACCTTGATATGCAGTACCAAGTAGACGCGGCTAACGCACAATGGCGTCAGACTGTAACTCTTACTGAAACTGAAATGGCCTTTAATGCGGCCGCTACTGACGTAAAGAACATCTTAAACCTTAGCTCCGAAGTAATGAACCAGTTATGGGATCGTACAGATTCACTCTTAGATTATGCATGGAGAGAAGGTGAGAACGCCTTAGACCGTGAAGCCAATATAGAAATGGCTAAGATGCAGTTAGAGGCGGCTAAAGCACAAGCTAAAGCCCAGAAGAAGTCAGGCCTATTTGGTGGTCTGGGTAGCGCAATCGGATCTATTGCCGGTGCAATGATCATGACTTCTGACTCCCGTATGAAGAAAAACGTAGTCGAGAAAGCAGAGTTAGCCAACGGGGTTAAACTATATAGCTGGGAGTGGGCAGACGCGGCTAAGGCACGGGGATGGGACAAAGGGCCTACAACCGGCGTCA